CTTTCGCTTTAATTTCAAAGTGTTCAGCTGTTCAGCCAGTTTAGCGTTTTTCTTTGCTTTTTCTTCAAGCTCCCGTGCCTGTCGCATAGCTTCTGCACGGTCGTGAGCCGCTTTAAGATTTTTCGGAAAGCATATCTGTCTGTCGCTGAAATCGGCTTCGAAGCTCTGCATTATACGGACATAATCCATATAGTCATAAATCGGGGTTTTCTGCTTTACAAGATACTTCATAATTTCGTATCTGTCGGCAGGTAACAAAACGAGTCTTTTTTCAAGTTCGTCAAGTGTGCCAAAAGAATAGTGAACAAAATTGAATGTATCAATAAGACATTTAAGGTCGATAATCTTAGGAAATGCCTCTCTCGCTTCAAAATAATCTCTGTACCCGATTTGTCCTTTGCGGATTGCCCGCATAACATCTTTTGTTACACCGAGCATTTTGTGCGGTTCGGTTTCAGCCCAGTTGATCATGTCTTTATTGCACTCTACGCTATTATATAAGCCACACTTAACGAGCGCCTCAACATTTTTGTGCGACTGCCAGAACCGCAGATATGATATGCTTCCGAAATTCTCGCTCATTGCCGAATGCTCGCAAGCTGTTCCTTTTAATGCGGGAAAATTAACAAAGGTATAATAATCCCAACAATTTTGAAATACAGGTTTACCAAATTTTGTTCGCAGCCCCCAGTCTGTCACTACCTTTGTGTAGTAACCGTTTTTACTCTCCCATGCGTATTTAGGACCATAACGAAACGCTTGATTTGCCGTGAACAAATACCGCTGAACCTCATTGATTGCGATATGCGGCATAATTTCACGAGCATTAAAAAACAGCGTAACCGTGTAGAAACGTATGTACAGATTATCGGTTTTGCCGTCTGACAAAAACACTCCGACATTTGATTTGCACTCAACAACCGAGCCGTGAAAATTGTGATAATTGTATATCGCAGTGACAATTTCGCCGCAGTGCGAGCATACGGTAGTCTGTCTGTGTTTGATCGAGCTGTCATACTCACCGGGATACAGCTTTTCTTCGCATGCCGTGCAATATGCTGTGCCGTCATTATCTATAATAAGATACTTAATCGGCAATGTCTTTCTAAGCTCACGTTCAAGCTCTGCTGTAAGCGGCGGAAAATTGTCTGTATAGCTTTCGGCTTCTTTTCTTGTCATACTGCCGCACCTCAGAAGTCGAGCAGGCTGTCAAGGTCAAGCTGTAGCTTGCCGCTGCCTGCTTCTGTGGACGTTTCGTTGTTGCTGAATCCGCCGTCACCGAGATCAAGCGTCATAGTGCATTTGATGTCAGCACCGGGAAAGTAAAACGCTACTGCACGCTTGTATACATCGAGATCGGATATGTGTTCCTTAGCTCCTGCAACGCTTGCCTTTAGGCAGTCGGCAAAAGACTTGTCCGACTGCTCTATAGCCTGTGCAAATTCGCTGTTCTGCTTTGCAAAAATGCAGATCTCGTCAAGCACATAGGGCTTAACAACGTTTTCGTATTTGCCGAGCTTTGCGTCTGTCAGCTCAGCTGTAAGTTTTTCTCTTATATCCATTGACTTTTTCCTTTGCCAGTGTTATACTGGTCTTGCATAAATATTTGTTTTGCTCCCTTCGGGGAGCTCTTTTTTTATTCTCTACCGACAACCTCATAGACCACTTTGTGTATGTTTGTCATACTGTAGCACGTTTCGCTTTGCGTATGTCCTTTTCTGTGAAAGTGTGTTTCTGTTGCATCGAAAAGGTGTGCATTACAGCTTTCAAACACAAACTCGCACCAGTTGCCGTAATCGCCATACTCGGTACGGAAGATGTCGCCCGGTTGAATTTCTGAGGCATTCTTGACGATAGGCTTGTCATATCTAATCATCATCGTCTTCGTCCTCCTCGCCTTCGCAGTCTGTTACATTGATATTGTTCACAATGCCGGCAAGTGCTTGAACAATTGCCATTACTTCTTCGTAGGTAGCAACCGTTGTGCTAACTTTAAACTTCATTTCTTCCCTCTCTCTTAATCCGTATCTACATTAATCCCGGTGATCTCTTTGAAAATAGCCTTGTCGAAGTTCGGGATTGCTGTGATAATTGCCTTTTGACGATCAGAAAGCTCACACCACCAAAGAACGGTAGATTCGGAATTATCCAGTTTTTTCAGATAACCGTCCGTAGTTTCAGCTTTCGGGTGTTCTGCCTTTTCTTCATCTGTCATATTGGAATACTGAACCCACTGTACTACATTGTTCGATATCCGCTCAATCAGGCAACAAGCTTCACTATTCAACCAATCACGATATGTCCAGCTTGACGGCTTATTGAACAGGTAAATTTTCGGGCTTGTGGTGTTAAAACAACCATTAGAAAAGCTGCACTTGTTCCAATCGCCACTGTTGCAATCGCCGCTGTTGCAATCGCCGCTGTTGTGATCGCCGCTGTTGCAATTGCCGCTGTTGCAATTGCCGCTGTTCCAATTGCCGCTGTTGCAATCGCCGCTGTTCCAATTGCCGCTGTTGCGATTGCCGCTGTTGTGATCGCCACTGTTGCAATTGCCGCTGTTGCGATTGCCGCTGTTGCAATCGCCGCTGTTGCGATTGCCGCTGTTGCAACGTCCGGTGCAACCTTTCCCGGTGTTTACAAGGCCAAGCAATTCAGACCACGGGATTTCACGAACTACTTCAAGTTTATTCGTAGCGCACTTATCGCCTTCTTCTGATACTTCGCCGTAAGCTATGACTTCTGCAACCTTGTTATTCGGGTCGAATGAATAATAATTGAAGCAGTCGCTTGCCCTCTTGCAGAAGTGCATCCCTTCATTACAAACAGACGGTGTAACATCTTCTTCAAACCTTCCGGGACAACCGTACTGCTTGTTTTTACACGTCCAATCAGGATTGAACACCTTGAACCCTTTAACAACTCCTATTTCACTCATTTTCTTTGTCCTCTCTTTCTGTTCAGCTCCGCCACCTGCCTTGCCCAGCGGTAGTTCTGCTGCTCTTCCAGTGTTGCTTTCGCCTTCCAGGCAACATACTCGCCGTAGCTCATGCCGTGATCGGTGGCTTCTTTGGCGAGCCTTTCAAGGTCTGTCATTGCGTCCACCCCCGATCATATCCCTATACCATACCTTCATCAGCCATCCCAGCCCGTACCAGACCGCAACAGCGACTATTGCAACGGGGAGCATTTCGCCGCCGACCGCACGATAGCCCCTCTGGGCGTAAGCCAGTGCCGACATCGGTATGTACATCATTACTGCCGCAGAGGCTGTTATCCAGGCTCTGAGGAGCAGGGACAGTATACGGGCAATTATCTTTCCTATCTTCATGCTGTCACCCCCGTGTTAGAAATGCTTTCAAGGTAATCCTTGAGATCGTGCTTATTTATCAGCCAACGACGAGAAAACTTAGAGCCTTTGATTACGCCGTTTGCCGCTAAGCTCCTGATATGGTCATCTGTCGAGTGTAACAGATTCGCCACTTCTCCTGTGGTCATCAGCAACGGGAGTTCGTCCCAGTCATAGATGACTTTGCTTTTGTTAAAAAACTTCATAATGTGCCTCCTTCGTCTATGAATAGGAACCGGAACTTACACCGCAATATATTTGTTTATAAAATATGTCTGACCTTTCCCGGTTACCTTTGTTGTACGATTTATTCGTACCGAACCGTCCGGATTGTTCACTGTGCTTTCCTTGACTTCAAACAATCCCATTTCCATCGCTCTCTGTGTAGGCATATTGTGCGAATTGCCGCCCTTTATCAGATAGCCGTCCTGCCTTAACTGCTCGAATAACCTTTTCTGCCCTGTCTGAACGCCATTTTGCTTAAGGATTTTTGCAAGGTCGCCTATCAGTATTGATGTGTGTGCCGTTTCAACTGCTTTCGCAAATAACACTTTAGGCTTGTCCTGCTCAACCTGTGCTTCTAACTCTATTCGCTTTGTTTTTTCTTCTTTGAGCTTTGTTGCAAGCTGTATCAGAAAGTCCGGAGACGTCAGCGCATGCTCAAGTGTATCGTCTGTCATATATGCACCGTTTCTGCGTATTGTTGGCAACACCTCGTCAAACACCCAGCTCTCAAACTGTTCAGCCGCAGGAAGCTTGCTGTGCGTTATCAGGCGGTAGACATTGCCCTCGTTGATAAATTTTGCATGCTGTTCTCTGCCCATGTTGTCGATGAGGTCGTGAAACACTACCCCATCTTCTTTACAATGTCTTGCAAGTGCGTCCTTTGTGTTTGAATACCCGAGTGCCTTTGCAATGTCCGAACCGCAGAACAGCACTGTGCCGTTCTCATCAATTGTCCTTATCTCGCCAAACTGGGCGTTGTTGAAAATCTGTAAATTGTTCATGTATGTCCTCCTTTAATCTTTAAAAAATGGTATGTACTTTTTATCACAGTAAACTAGTTTTACTCCTAATTCATCTGCAATTTTTTCAGCAACCTTTCGACTGTTATTTGCCCCGCACATAAAACATTTAATCGTGCTTTCTGTAAAACCAATCTTCTTCGCAAGTTTATAATATGTCATCCGCTTACTCTTAAGATTTTCTTTGGCAAAATGCCTAAATTCATCGTACATATTCCTACCTCCTTTCAACAAATCAACAAATTTTGTTTGATGCTATTGACACAAGTTGATAAAACTGTTACTATTAAATCAGCAAAGTTTAAAAATTGTAAACTTCCCTTTAGTCTGTCAGCTAAACTTGAACTAAAGAAAAGTTGGAATTTCATCAACCGTATACGCATATTATAGTTGATATTATTCCAATTGTCAACCCTTTAAGTTGTTATTTTTTCAACTTTGTTAAATTCAAACAAAAAGGAGGGTGAAAATATGGAGATAATAGATAAAATTTCAGAATTGCTTATTAAAAAAAATAAAACACAAAAAGAACTCACCGATTATCTAGGGTTAGATAAAAGTACTTATTCAGCATGGAAAAACGGAAAAAGCAGATCATACAATAAATACTTAAAAGAAATTGCAACTTTTTTGTGCGTCTCAGTTAGTGATTTGATAGGTGACGATAGTAATCTAAACAATGAAGTGAATAATATTTATTTTAGTTTCGCAAAAAAAGCACAAGACAATGGAATAGACCCTAATGATATTGAAATGGCAATTGCAATGATTTTGAAACTTAAAGATAAGGGCAATAAGGAGGAATAATTATTAGTTACTACACTAAGGAAAAACTATATAAGTTAATCGCAGAAAAAAGAGTCCAGTTTAATATTTCTAGTTCAGATTATCCTCTTGATATTTTTGAATTATGTAAGAAATTTAAGAATGTTAAGATAAAAACACTTCCTTTTTCGACGTATGATTTGCGAGGAATTGTTAGAATTGCTAAAAACAGAGATGAGAATCATGTTATACTATTAAACGAAAACAAGTCGTTTGTCGAACAAAACTATCATGGATTTCATGAACTAACACACATTTTGACTGTTGATGAGCCTGGAACTACTTTGAATTGTTTTGGAAATACTAGACCTAATCAAAATAGTTATATTGAATGGCTTGCAAATGAGGGTGCAGCTGAATTTCTTATGCCATACAAAGAAATACTTCCGATAATTAGAAATGAAAGTAAAACATTTGACGAGCACTCAATGCCAATTTTTGATTTATCGGAAAAACTAAGTAATATGTACAATGTGTCTACCGTTGTGGTGCAAAATAGAATATCCAGTTTGTCATACGAAATATGGCAGTATCTTAGTGGTACTGATATTGACGAAATACAATTGATGTCACATTCTGAACAGCAACGCAAAGGTATTAACGTAGATTCATTACTCGATATCGAAAACAAAATGTTTGACGCTTGTTGGAACTACGAGCAGACTAAAGTACCGATAAAACCTTTCTTTTTTTATTCGAAGGATTACATATTTGCAGTAAGCAGTCGTTGTTATTAAGCGTTTGAAATAGGAGGTGCAAATATGAAAAAACGTGCGGACGGCAGAATACAGAAAAAAGTATACGTCGGTCTTGAAAACGGTGTTAAAAAGTATCGCTATGTCTACGGCTACAGCAAAAAAGAAGTCGAAATGAAAGCGGCCGAACTGAAAACACAGCTCGGCAAAGGTATAGATATTATCGGTGCAAGAAACAGTTTCGGTTTTTGGCTTGAACGTTGGATTCAGTATAAACAAAGCACTGTAAGCGAAAGCTGGATGAGTGTTATCCGTACAAATGCCAAGCGACTTGCATCTATGGCAGCGGTGCCGATAGGCTCTGTCACTGTTCTTGATGTATCGGAGATCCTTAACGATATGGCACATGAAGGCAAAGCTAAACGAACCATTAAGGCAGTACGTGATATTGCAAACGGTGTGATGCGCCTTGCGGTACAAGCAAGAGTTATCGAGTATAATCCTATCTCTTGTATGGAACTTCCTCGTACCGAGCCGGCTGTTGAACGTGAAACTATCACCGAAGAACAACAAGCTTGGGTGCGCAATACACCGCACAGAGCACAGACAGCCGCTATGATTATGTTATATGCAGGCCTGAGGAGGGGCGAACTTATCCCTCTGCAATGGACCGATATAGATTTAACCGAAAAAACAATATCCGTTACTAAATCGGTAGAAATGATAAACGGCAAACCGTCGCAGAAAAGAGGTGGAAAGACGTATTATGCAAAACGTACAATCGCCATTCCGCAGTTGCTTGTAGATTATCTGAAAGAACAACCTAAAACATCGTTTCTTGTCTGCCCTACTGCAAAAGGTCAGATGCACGGGAATACTTCCTGGCGCAGACTGTGGGAAAGCTACATGTCCGTTCTCAATTTCAAATACGGCGATTTCAGCAACGTCATAGTTGACGGTAAGCCTCTGCCTATGCCCAGCAGCAGATTCCAGCCCGGTGGGGTTCCTATGGTTATAGACACCTTTACCGCTCATCAGCTCAGGCACACTTACGTTACGCTCCTGTATCTTGCTGGCGTTGATCTGCTGACCGCAAAAGAGCAAGCAGGTCACAAAAGTATACAAGTTACTGCTGATATATACACCCACCTTGACCGAATATATAAAAATCGTGAGGTTGTCAAACTGGATGAATATCTCACAAGAAGCAGTACAGAGGGGTGTCAGAGGGGCGTCAATTAAAACAGTAATTTTGCTTATTTAAGCCGAAAACAAGTGCTTTTTCAATAGCCTCCGACGCTATGTGTCGTGCGTTCGAATCGCATCAGGCGTGCCAAATTCAAATCCTCGTAAATCCGCATTACAGACGGGTTTGCGAGGATTTTTGCTTGCTTGAATTTAGTTGTTTAAAACTATCAAACCCCTTTAAAAAGTGTCAAAAAGGTGTCAATGTGGGTGTCAAAAGGGGTGTCAAGTTAGGAAGCTAACTATATATTAAACAAAAAATCCCCCGACAGAGCCTTTTCGCTCCGCCGGGGGATTCTGCCATTTTACTTCTTTATGAGGTACTTAATATCAATCGGGCTCTGAATATCAAAAATATCGTTTGTATCCTTACCGAGTACAGCACGATTGCCGACAACTTCGGTGACTATCCAGATCTTTTCAAACAACCAGTCCTTAAGCGGATTCGTTTCGCCGTACCATGTAGCTCCCTGCTTTATCTGCACACGGTCACCCTTGCGAATTTCTGCCGCAGGCTTGCTTTCAGCAGTCTTACCGCCTATATCACTAACTTTTACCCAGCCAGTTACGGCATTACAGCCTTTCGGTGTGGTAATACGCACTCTGCCATTTACCGCATCATCTGCGGTGTGTATGTAGTATGTGCCTGTCAAATGATTTGCAGGCTGTGAAGTCGTCGATGAACCATACAGCGCAGTATTTGACAGCTGTACTGCGTCACCTGCCTTGTATGTCTTTTCTGTGGGTGTAACAGGTTTCACCGGCTCTGACAGCTTATCTGCGGCGCTTGTATGTGTTTTATACCAATAATCAATCTTTGCAGGATAATTTATAAAGCAAATATCCCCGTCAACGTCCTTGCCTGCGATGCTGTCAATACCCCACTGCCACATTTTCTGCCCGTAGTCATATCTGCTCGGTTTGTCTGGGCTTTCGGTCCAGTGTGCAAGCCATATATCACGCTTCCCAACAATACGTTCCTTCTGATAGTAGCTTTCAAGCCACGAAGGATTTGCATACACTCCGGAGGGAAGCCCTGCCTTATTCAGCCTGTCGCAGAACTCAAGCGCCATATCGGTTCTTTCCTTGCTTGTGAGGTTGTCAATCTGACGCTGTTCCTCCATGTCGCAGAACACGGGATATGACGGCTTTTCATCGCCTATCGTCTTGACGCACGCATTTATCTGCCTGTCAAGCTCCGCCGTGTCTGTCGCCGTAACAT